GATATTTAGTAGCTTCTTGATTTTATTAACAAAAGCTTCATCTTCACCCGGCATATTGAGCTGGGTTTGAAAAATATCGTCCCCAAATACTTTACCCCAATCTCTTGGATATGGGTTCTTGGATTTAACTAAATTTCTAACTAAGTATATTAAAGCATCGACAGCATCAGCGTGACCACCACGGACTGAATAATCTGGTGTATCTGACAAATGAGCAAATACCCTATTTACAGAATTACTCTCTTTCCAAGATGCACCTCTTAGGTGATATATTAAATGTTTACATCTAGGGTTGATTATAATCTGTTCATTAGCAATCATCATCCTGAGATGATTTATTTGAGCTTCTTTATTATCTTTATCAGAAACGATAAAATTTAGATTATGAAGCCTATTTAAATCATTCCACATAATTAAGTTATTATCCATAACTCTTAAATATGTAGGTAGAGCGTTACCTTCAGAATCCTGAAAGTTTTCTCTTTCTTTTCTCTTAATTTCACTAGCCAATCGTTCCGTTGTCATTTCAGGACCATTCATAACCAGTTCATCTTCAATAACAAGTACATGTTTCAGGTAATCCCAATATGCAAATAAATAAATAGTAAGGTCTCGAAATCCAACATCACCGGAAGTATAAGAATCAAAGAACGGAGGTCTATCCCAAGGTCGAACCATTTTTCGTTCAAGTTCAGGCGTAAATTCAGGAATAACTACAGATTCTTTATCTCTAATGATTTCACATAAATATTCCCGTCTATATTGAGGGTCTTTATCACCACTAGGATAATCCTTTTTTAAACTCTCGATAATCTTATCACTAAGCATAGGATTATCATATATATTCAAAGTTAATAACTCTCCCGCATTTTGAAGAGGGGTAATATATTTTTGTATAAATTCGTGGTCAGATGATTTAGATGGAGTGGAAATCATAACAATTCTTCCTCCAGTTGTCAAAAGAGTAGGTCTTAGAATAGATTTAATAACGTAGTCAAGATGGTCACAAAACCCTGCTTCATCAACAATACAAAAGTCGGCAGCTCCACCCCGAAGGTTTTCGTGACTACCATTGTCAGTTCCTGCAAATTGTATTTCAGAACCATTTGGGAAAATATAGACTTTATCATTTTCTTTCCATTCTGGTCGCAGTTCTTGCGGACAATCCTCCATGATCTTACGCATATTCGGCGCAACAATCATCTTAACCATTTTAAGTCTAGGACAAATATATTTTACTATAGCCCCAGGTTTTTTTCTACATAATTCAACAGCTTCCAAAAGAAGCTCATATGATTTACCAAGTCGTCGAGAGGCAAGAATAGAGACAATATCACTATCAAATTCCTCGATATAATTCTTCATTCTCATTTGCCCTTCGTGTCTTTTATAGTCAAGGTCTCCCCTTCTCCATAATTCACGAATCGCTTGGTCTTTATTAGCTGCCATTATTTCTTAGCTATATTAGTTAAATCTGCACTAGAAAGTTTTTTGACTTTATTTGCACTTTTAACTCTGAGGTCTTCGCCTCTAGCTAGTTTTAAATTTTTATGTAATATATCGAGCTTCTTAGCTTCATCAGTACTAAGTTCTCTATCTTCTGATACTTCTTTTAATCTTCTGATTTGTTCAACGCAAATAGCTTCTTCGTCACTAACTAAATCAGGATTAGCGTCGCTATCTATCTCTTTTAGAAGAATCTTACATTTAATCAACTCATGCTTGAGTTTAGTATTCTCTTCTTCTAATATCTTAATCTGTAGTTCTTTTTCTACATTTAGTATATTGTCTTCTTCCATATTACCAACCAAATTTTCCAGCTACTTCACTGGGACCTTTTTTAGTGACAGTTAGATTTAAAGTAGATACTTTATTTTCAACAGTTTTTATCCGTTGCTCATATAATTCAGCCATTTGTTGAAGTTGAATATCACGCTCTTTTTCTACCTTATCTAGTTTATCCGTGAATTCTTTACTATAATCAGGTATTTCTACGTGATCTAAATATAGTTTAAATCCAAATAGTAATGACATTGCAAAGATAGATATAGAATCAGCTAAAGAACTAGGCTCTATAAAGCCTTTAGTTATTAGACCAAACAAAAGTAAAGCAGCCAAATTAGACTGTTTCAAAATCTTTTTCATTGTTTTTTCTCCGGTTTTGTGCTATAATGTTTCTATATGAAGTTGTTAAGAATAACAACTCATTACAGGATGATAACAGATTTGGATAAAGAAATACTTGAAACTATTCAGAAAATTGGAGCTATATTCGCTACTAAGAATATACGTTCAGCTCCTTTTAGTGCTGATTTAGTAAATCCACCTATACCGTTAGGTATGGAACGTATTGTAATTCTTGAACTCATTATATACTTAGATGATTTAATGAAGAAACATTTAAAGTCTAATAAAAAGTTACACCCTTATTACGCATATATACAACACTTTTATGAAATACTTGATAATAACACTAGTGATAACTCACTAATATCTCAAAGGAAACTAACTTATGGATAAGTATGTATTAACACTATTAAACGAAATACTCGACGCTAACGACATTTTAAGATTTGAAAAAGTCAATGATAAAGTAGAAAAAGAAATAGCAGAAGGTAAGTTTGAAAATGAACTGGATGCGATTCTTCTAAAGATAGCGTTACTCTCTAGAGGTAACAACATGATCAATAGTATAATGAATGGCGAAAATACTATCAGTATCATTATATCCGATGATTCTGCTGATGTTGAAGAAGTAAAATTAAAAGAAATGAAAGAGAATGAACTCGACGAGATTAAACAAGGAAAAGTGTATAATCTTCAATCTATAAAAAAACCTAATAAGAAAGAATAATTGGTTTGACTAAAATAATAATCTGTGGTATACTAGATGTATAAATTTGTAACACCCAAAAAAGAAGAAAAGGGAGCTATGGTAAACAGAGATTTTATTTCATTTTATGTACAGGACGACGAAGTTAGTGATGTATCCAATTATATGATTCAATTAATGATTGGACATACTTTAATGACTCAAGGTGGAACACCTGATGTTTTTGAAGCGTCAGATAGTATGTTTGAGTGTGATTAATCACTGATACCTAGTGACGGATACGGAAAATACTATCTGGAGCATGTATGAGTATATTTAGTTGGATTGGTGGTTTATTTGAACCTGCCGCAAAATTAATTGATGAATTGCACCATTCTGGTGAAGAAAAAGACCAAGCAAAGATCAAAATGTTTGAGTTAAAGAATAAGTTAGCTGAGATAGAATCAAAGGTAGCAACACGTACTTTGGAGCTACAGTCCCAGATAATAGAAGCTAATTCCAAAATAGCCGTAGCAGAGCAACAGCATGGTAATGTATTAAGTAAATCATGGAGACCATTGTGTTCTGTAGGATGTTTCATTATGTTATCATTAATGGGGACAGAGACTATTCCTTTCAATTCATGGTTGGCTACTATATATGGAGGATTTCTCGGAGTCTACACTGGAGCAAGAAGTTGGGAAAAAAAGAAGTAATAGCAACAATAATAGGAATAATAATAATTATAATAGTGTCCAATATCGACAGATGTAATAAACCAGGAACTATTGCAGATAAGATCAATTGGTCAGGAAACAAAACTTGTAAGGAGACAAAGTGAAAATTTCAATCGTAATACTACTAGCCATTCAGGTGCTATCTGGAGCTTTCTTATTTAAGCTTACTTCAGAGAATAGGACCATTATAAATGGATTAAATAATATGTCAAAACTAAATATTAGGGCTAATATTGGACAAGATAAGACATTACAGTCTCAGACTAAACTTAATAATCTCATAGTTGGATATTTAAATATTGTTAATAAAGAGTTACATAAATTAGATAAAAGAATTTTAGCACAGGAAAATAAAAATGGAAATTAATTTTTTAGCACCAGGAATAGGTGTAATAGATGATATCTATATTCAAAACGAAGAACTGATAGAACATGCTGAAGCAGGTCAGTGGAGAGATGGAACCGCAGGAAACGGAGTTAATCCGGATATAAGGATCACTGATGTTCACGATTTAGATCAAAATAATGAAATTCATAAAGAATTACTTCAGACTGTAATTGATGGAATTAACCTTTATGGTGAGAGATTCCCACAATTAAGAGTTACGTCGGGTGAACATCTAAGAGTCATGAGATATACTAAAGGTGGATTCTATGCCCTTCATGCTGATGGCGGAG